TAAAAGACTGTTTATGGAAAGTTTAATTATCAAACTTTGGAAAGGAAGTAGAGATAATGGATATAATTCAATTAAAATCTAAAATAGAATCTAATTCTTTAGATGATTCTTTACTTATTTTAAAGTATTCTGATAATAAATTTTTATGTGAACATTATATAGATAATATATCTAAAAATAAAAATTTAGAAAAAGTATATGTAAATTCTATAACTGATATATTTCAAAATAATTCATTCTTTGAAACTGAAGATAATTATTTATATGTTTTAGATGTAGAAAAATTAACTGAATATCCTGATCAAACTTATAAAAATTTAATTATTTTATGTAAAGAATTACCTGATAATTTAACTGTTGATTATGTAGAAGTCAATAAATTAATTAATTGGCAAATAGAAGATTATGTTAAAATGAGATTACAAGGTTTGGGAGAACAAGAAGTTGTTTGGTTATGTCAAATATGTAAATATGATATTTATAGATTAGATCAAGAATGTAAAAAGATAGAAATATTTCCTGTAGGAGCAAGAAATAATATATTTAACATTATAAATTCAGATAATGGATATTGTGATTTAACAGATAAAAATTTATTTGATTTTACTGATGCTGTTATAAGAAAAGATTTAGAGACTATAAATAATTTAATTCCAGATATATTCGTTGTAGATATAGAACCTTTAGGAGCTGTAACAACTTTATTAAAGAAATTTAAACAAATATTAGCAATACAAACAAATTGTAAATCTGCTATAACTTCTATGGGAATGAGTGATAAACAAGTTTGGTTTTTAAAGAATAATCAATGTAATATTTATAGTACAGATAAAATTATAGATATTATTGAGTTTTTAACTGATATAGATTTTAATTTAAAATCAGGTAATTTAGAATTAAGTAAAGAATCTTTTTTAGATTATTTAGTTGTTAATATGCTAAATTAATACTGTATAATATATTTAGAAAGGAAATTGATTTATATGGCTAAAGTAGATAAAAAAGATAGAATATTAATGATTGTTGAAAGTCCAAATAAAGTAAAGACACTTAAACAAATTTTACCTGACAATTATATTATTATGGCTTCTGTAGGTCATATTAGTAAAATAAATGACTCTGGATTATATAATATGGGAATTGATCCAAATAACAATTTCGAATTTGACTTTGTAATTTCTCCAGATAAAAAAGAAGTTGTTCAAAAATTAAAAGAACAAGTAAAATTATCTGATAAAGTTATATTAGCTAGTGACCCTGACCGTGAAGGTGAAGCTATTGCATATCATTTAAAGAATTTCTTAAAAATTCCTGAAAATAAATATGAAAGAATTACTTATCATGAAATAACAAAAAAAGCTGTTATGGAAGCTTTAAAAAATCCTAGAAAAATAGATGAGAATTTAGTTGGTGCTTCTTTAAATAGAAGTGGAAGAGATAAAATAGTAGGATATAGAGTTTCAAATATAGCTAGAAATAATGTTAATGCAAGATCTGTAGGAAATTGTCAATCTCCTGGTTTAGGTCTTATTGTAGATTTAGAAGAAGAAATTGAAAATTTTAAATCTGAAACTTATTTTGATTTATATTTACATTTTTCAAAGAACGATGTTGATTTTAAAGCAAAATATTTTGGAACTAAAGAAAAAGAAATTTCAAGATTAAATTCTCTTAATGAGTGTAAAAATATAGTTAATGAATGTAAATTAAATAATTATTCTATTTTAGATATAACAAAAAAAGATAGCTTAGAAAATCCTAAACCTCCATTTACAACTTCAACATTCCAACAAGAAGTTTCTAAAAGACTTGGAATTAGTGTAAAAGATGCTATGGATTCTGCTCAAAAACTGTTTGAAGGTATTGATATAGAAGGAGATCATATAGCCTTAATTACATACCATCGTACAGATGATGCAACTTATGCTCCTGAATTTTTACCTGAATTGGAAAATTTTGTTAAAAATACTTATGGAAATGAATATTATTCTCCTGTTAAGTTTGGCAAAAAAGGTGAAAATGCTCAAGAAGGTCATGAAGGAATAAGATGTATTGATCTTGAAATGACTCCTGAAAAATTAAGTAATTATATCTCTAATCAAAGACTTTTAAAAATATATGATATTATATATAAACGTACAGTAGCTTCAGCTATGAAACCTGCTATTATTGCTAATACTATATATACTATTCAAAATGGAAATCATTTATTTACAATGAATTCTAAAGAATTACGTTTTGAAGGATATAGAAAAGTTTATTCTTACAGCTCAAATGATGATTCTAAAGAAGATGCTCAAATAATAAAAGAAACATTTGAAATTAATGAAATATTACAAAATACATTTGAAGAAGCAGTTGAAAAACATACAAATCCTCCTTCAAGATATACTGAAGCTTCGTTCTTAAAAATATTAGATAAAAAAGGTATAGGACGTCCTTCTACTTATTCAACTATTATTTCAACTATATTAGATGAAAAAAGAGGTTATTGTAAATTAGTAGATAAGTATTTAATTCCAACAGATTTAGGAATTAAATTAGTTCATTTCTTAAAGAAAAATTTCCCTTCTATTGTAGATGTCACATCTAGAGCTTCAATGGAAAAGACTTTAGATTTAATTGCAAAAGGAAAAGTAAATTATATAGATGATTTAAAACAATTTTATTCTTCACTTGAGAATGAAATTAAAAAGATTTCTCCTAATGAAGGACAAGAAAAAATTTGTTCTAAATGTGGAAAACCTATGGCAATAAGAAAAGGTAAATATGGATTATTCTATGGATGTACAGGATATCCTGAATGTAATAATATAGAAAAATTTGGATATAGAAAGGATTAATAATATGATTAAATTTTATAAAGTAAGTTATCAACAATTTAAAGAGGATTTCTTAAATAGTGATTATAAGTATTTAAACTTAGAAGAGGAAGATATTAAGTTAATATATGAAAATATTAAGTTACCAAAGAGAGCTACAAAAAATTCTGCAGGATATGATTTTTATCTTCCTACTGGAATCAAATTATTAAATAACCAAAGTGTTAAAATTCCAACAGGAATTAGATGTGAAATGGATCCTGAATCAGTATTAATGTTACTTCCTAGAAGTTCTTTAGGGTTTAAATATAGATTTTCTTTAGATAATACTTGTGGAGTTATTGATGCTGATTATTTCTCAGCTCTAAATGAAGGTCATATTCAAGCTAAAATCCATTTTTATAATGAAGATAATGAATATATTTACCTTGATGGTGAAAGTGCGTTTATGCAAGGTATTTTTATGAATTATTTAAAAACAGTAGATGATAATACAAATGAAGAGAGAACTGGTGGATTTGGTTCTACAAATAAAAAAGGTAATGAATAATCATTACCTTTATTTTTTTTTTACTTTAAAATATTATATACTTAAGCAAAGAAAAAAGGAGTTATTAATAACTCCTTTAATTAAACTATTTATTATATTTCCTTAATAAGTTTAAGTCTATTACTTCTTGATTAGACGATCCTCTATATTTAAGTCTTATATCCTTTTTATCAATTTCGAAAGGTCCGCAAACTGCAACATCTATTGGACTGTTTAATAAAAGTTCCTTTTTCAAATCAAATTCAAATCCTGTCCATAACCATATATCCTTATTAGGATATTTTTCTTTAACCTTATTACATAATTTTATAACACCATTAACATTATATGGATGTAATGGCTCTCCACCTAATATAGATAAACCTTGATAATGATCTGGTTTTAATAAATCAATTATTTTATCAATTGTGGAATCAGTAAACTCTATACCTAAATTAAAATCCCAAGTATCCTCATTAAAACAACCTTTACAGTGAAAATGACATCCTTGAAAAAATATACTAACTCTAATTCCTGGACCATTTGATATATCCATACATCTTATCTTGTTATATCTCATAATTAGTTTCCTTCCTTTTGATTATTGTCAATTAATTCTAATTCACCTACAGTATAACGATACTTTCGACGGTAATTTCCTCTTCCTTCAACTAAGTAATAAACTTTACAACTCTTTTTAGTTTTATTAATAACATAACCTTCAATAATACCTTCACCATCAGTATCCATTCTATTATTATGACTTTTTACATAAACTCTATCGCCAATATTGAATTTAACATCTATTTTTATTTCCATATTTTTTTATGTTACCTTTCCTTAACCTTATATACATATTGTACTACAAAAGATTATAATTATCAACTCTATTTTACAATTTTATAACAATTTGCCGAACAATCTAACCCAAACACTTTTATTGATCCATCTTCTTTATAACAATCACAATACGCTTCACACCATCCATGACTAAAGTCTAAAACACCAACTGTGTACGTATCATCGTCACATAAGAAACTTTTTGCCGTTTTATATGCTTCAGTTTTACTTTCATATAAATTTATTTTACCATATTTTACTAAATCATAAATAATTTTCTCATAAATATCGTGAATGCTAGGAAAATGTCTATAACAGTAAATAGGTATATAATATTCTTTTCTCTCTAATAATGTTTTCATATTTGTTTACCTTCTAACCATATACTATAGGTATCATGCATTCTATTAGGACGTTTACCATACCAAGTTTCCATTCTGAAGGGCGTAAAAATTTTATGTGCTAAAAAGTATTCTAATCTAATTAAACTTTCTTCAGTTAAATTATATAGATAACATGATGTCCAAGATCCAAAACTAGAAGGACATAAACCTCCAGAATCATGATTAACGAAATGTATAGAACAATCTTGTGCCATTTCGGTTTTTAATCCAAGTCTTTTATAAAAGACATATTCCTTTGCATCATTTGATCTAAAATCAATACAAGTTATTTCTTCTTCATCTAATTCTAACTTGCTATTTAAAAAATTAAATAATTCTTCTACACAAGGAAATTTATTTAATTTTATATCTTTTCTTAATTTAAGCATATAGTGCCCACCTTTCTATAATAATTATACAATAAACCGGTAAAATAAAAAGGTCTTTCGACCTTATTTATTAAATTTCTTTATTATCTAAATGTAGTACTCTTTCTTTTATTTCTTGAGTTCTTCCTTTGTTCCAGAAATTACTTCCAATATATCCACAAGTACGACGAGCAACATTTAACTTATCATGTTCCTTATTTCCACAATTAGGACAATACCATTCTAAGTTATCATCAATTAAAATTTCACCTTCATAACCACATACTTGACAATAATCACTCTTAGTATTTAATTCAGCATACATAATGTTATCATAGATAAAATTAATCACTTGTAATACTGCTTCAATATTGTTCTGTAGATTAGGAGTCTCTATATAACTAATTGCGCCACCAGGACTTAATGCTTGGAATTCACTCTCTAATTTTAATTTTGTAAATGCATCAATTTCTTCAAATACTGGAACATGATAACTATTAGTAATATAATCTTTATCTGTAATTCCTTCTATTACACCAAAACGCTTCTTTAAACATTTAGCAAACTTATATGTTGTAGATTCAATAGGCGTACCATATACTGAATAATCAATATTTTCTGCTTCTTTCCATTCTCTACATTTATCATTAAGATATTGCATAACTTGTAAACCAAATTCCTTGCCTTCTCCTGTATGAGAATGTCCAGTCATATATTTTACACATTCATATAATCCAGCATATCCTAAAGAAATTGTTGAATATCCATTAAATAATAACTTATTTATTTTTTCACCTTTATCTAATCTAGCTAATGCTCCATGTTGCCATAAAATAGGAGCCATATCAGAAGGTCTGTTTAATAATCTTTCATGTCTACATCTTAATGCTGTGTGGCAGATATCTAAACGTTGATCTAATAATTTCCAGAATTTTTTATAATCACCTTTACTAGATAACGCCACATCAGGTAATGAAATTGTTACAACTCCTTGATTGAATCTTGAATAATATATAGGTTTATGTTCTATTAAATATATCTTATTATCTATTTTCTCTAAACCAGAGATGATATATATCTTATCATTATTTAATTTTATTTTCTTAGGGACATTAAATTCAATAATATTGTTTTTTGGAGTATATCCAGATTTTAATGAGGTTTCCCATAATTTATTAACATCCATTGTCATTCTCCTTCTTATATATCTTTAAATTCTCTTTGACAAATAAATAAAATTCTTTAATTTCTTTTCTATAATTAGCTGAAATATTTGAATTAACTTCCAAATATTTTAATATATTTTTAGTTATTTTTACTTTGAATTTATTACTAAAGTTTATATTTAAAAAGTCAATAAAATCAATTCCATTATAGAAAATATTATTATTAAAATCATAAATATATTTAGAGTTTTTATTTCTTTGCAATTTATGATATTCCTGTAACTTTTTAGAACGTTCGATTGAATTACTACAACTTCATTTCTTAGGTTCTAAAATGGTACATTCAGTATTTATCCTTTTAATCTCATCTTCAAGATTTTCAAAAGTAAATTTATCTCTATTACGAAATAATTCACTTACTTCTTTTAATTTATTATATTTCCTATAAAACTCAGGTGTATGACCGAATAAGGAATTAAATTCTTTTCGCCACTCTCTACTTTTAATTTTATTACTATTTCTATTATTAATTTTTTTAGATTCTATTGCATTTTTATTTTTATCATCAGCATATCAAGATTTAAGAGAACTAGATACTTTATTATATATCTCTTCTTTTTTGTCTTCAGACATATTTTTATGATAAGCAATACATTTATCTCTAAAAATTTTTAAATTATCTCTATTCTGTAATTTAAGTTTATTTCCTTGACCACCTTTAGAAGCATTTATATGTTTTTGTTCATCAGTTAATGTTTGATTTATAAAAGTAAAACTGCCAAATCCGCCATCATTTAAATTCAAACAATTATCACCTAATTCCACTTTTTTACTGTTAACTAATTGTTTTTCTGCTTCAGCCAAATCATTATAATTACAAAAGAAAGCTAAAATACTTTTCTCTAACCCTTCATTACCATATTTCTTTTTGTAATTTTTTAATATTACACTTGAACCATAGTAATTATCATCCAGATTATCAGTACAATGCATTCCATAGTAATATTTATTATGTAACGAACTACTATTGTTATTCACCTTTATTTCATATAAATAGTAATACTTAAAAATTTTAGTTATATTCATGTTATCAACTCCTCAATTAATTTAGTGAATTAATTGAGGAGTAAAATAATAATAACTACACCGTGATTAATCTATTAATTCAAATTCTTCAGCTATTTGTATTCTTTTATTATTTTGAGTTATGTAATTAGATGATTTACTTATATTTCCGGCAGTTATTGAAAATCTATCAGGTGTTAAGAATGATCTACATCCCATACATGGATAACAATCATCACTTCCAATGGAACTATGTTTTAACTGTTTCATTACCTTTTCTGATATATAATCAGGAACCATTCTCTTAGCAGTACATTTAGCTGCTAATTCAGTTAAATAATAAAATTGTGAATCTTTATGAATGTTATCTTCTTCTAATACATATAATAACTTAGGGAATGCCGGAGTTATATATACACCTTTTTCATTTTTCATTCCTAAAATTCTTTGTTTTAAAAATTCCTCAATTAACATAGCTAATTCATTCTTATATAAATCTGTTTCCCCTAAATACATATTCACACTTAAGAATGGGGCTTGGCCATTAGTGG